TGTTCTAAATGTTTATTCTTCATGTTAACTTATAATATACTCCAGATAATGAATGTTGTGAACTAGCATATAGATATATATCCTGTACTATTTCATCTGAGTTAGTAGCATTTTTAATTGCATTTATTGAAGTAAGTCCTAAAAACTTTGAATACATCCAACGTTGAGGATGGTTCGGTTTGGCAGGTTTATCTTTCTCCTCAGGCTCCATGTAAACTATTTTAGCGATTTCTTGATCTTTGTTTGTGGTGGACACTTTATAATTAGCAGCAGGAAACTTCTTTAATAACTCATATATCTCTTTAGCAATATCTTTCTTTAAATTATCCTTACCACAATTAACATAGAACTGTTGATTATCATTCGGATTGAATGGCCTAATTCCATGAGATTTCAGTACTTCCCAAATAGCACCAGCACCTATCTTTCCATGTTTTGCTGATGATCCTTTAATTCCAACTTCACCTTGCCAACCTCCTGTTGATCCACTAAAATTTCTAAATTGAATTGATGTATTACTTCCACTCTTAAAATCAATATAAGTATCTAATGATTTGTAATTAAATTTAGCTCCCCCATATCCAACTTTAGAAATCTCTCTATCCTTAGTTAAATTCATTGGTTTTAGATCTGCACTACCAGTTATTTTCTTAAGAGAAACACCAATCAAATCTTCACCACTAAATTTTTCTATTAAAAAATTATTTAAATTTAACACAAGATTTGTACTAGCTGCCTGTATAATATCATTGGCAACAAAACCTTTCCTTGCTATCCATATATCAGCTGGATTCCATTTATCTTCCATCTGTGGTACTTTATCTTTAATACTATCACTTTCTTTAACCACTTTATCAGCCTTTATTAGTTTATATGCTTCATTAATTGTATCATCAATACCAGCACCTCTATAAAATCTATATTCACCTTTGGATGGGGGAGATGATCCATTAATTGTATCATACAATTTATTAGCACCTAAGATGGAAGACTTTCTCCATGCGTTTGCTATCCCTAACATCTTAGCTAAAGTAACATTTGAACCTATTTCAATAGAATTTTGAGCCTCTTCAAACTTATCAATAGGTATCAGTTCTTTTTCGTCAATTTTCTTACCTAATACATTAAAAGCTAAAGCACAATATAAACATTGCGCTGATTCAACAATAGCAGTTTGAGTAGTACCACCTCCAGAACCTCCAGAACCTTTATTACCTTCACTAGCACTAACTGACTCCTGTTTAAATCGAATCTTAAGTCTCTGATCTCTAGTTTGAACAGTGTTACCTATGTAGAGATTTACAAAATTTTTATTATCATCAGCTTTAACATCCCATGAGGATGTTAAATTTGTTACAAAATAGGCTGATGCTGTTTGTTTTGTTCCCTTCGGAATAACTACAATCACTGTTGCTTTAATATCTGAATTAGCTTTCTCATTAATACTTACATCAAATCCACTATAAATTTTACTCTCGACAATAGCTTCAACAATTGCTGTTAATGCTGTTCTTATAATCTGAGCAGACATTGTAAATAAAAATACTTTCCTTTTTATTTATCCTTTTTTCTTACAGCCTTCAATAAAGCTTTAGGGTGTATCGACACCCCAAGCAAAGTTTCTCTCATAGCTTTCAACATCTGTTGATCATATATCTCCTTTTCGTCGGTTCTCTGACCGAAAGACTTCAAACGTACCTTCTGGATAGCGCGCCGACAGTTTGTTAACATTTCGGATAACGATGTCATCAAGTGAAACTCCAAGGGCCATACATGCTTGTGCAATATACCACATGACATCTCCAAGCTCGACAATCATATGTTCGCGATTTGATTCATTATAGGGTTTACCCTGGAAACAAACCTTCTTAACAATCTCAGTAAACTCACCACCTTCAGCACTAATACCAACAGCAGCAGTTAACAAACGTTGGATATCAACACCCTCATCCTCAAGTTCACCAATGCGTGAAATAAAACTATCTGTGTAACGAGACGCATCAGAAGTCACCTCATTTACAAACTCAAAATAACGAGAATAATCTACATTAACTTTCGGTTCTGCAACAGGAACATTTTCTAGTGCATCACCAGTATCTGGATCAAAGAGATCAACAACTTTACTCATACCTTAAAACCATCAAAACTACGGAACTTTTTATCTAAGCGGTCAGTGTGATCATTTTCCTGACCCGAATCAACAATGTTCTGTTGAGCACTGTCTTCAACATCATACAACTTCATCTTCGATCTGTCAATACCAATAACGAATCTTTTGTTAAAATTGTTATCATTGTATCGATTCTTCAATTGCTTGACCATGATCTGATTCATATCTTCCAGTTCTTCTGTAGAGATCAATGCAAACATAAGGTCAGCAGTAGCAGGAAGACCGAAAGATTCACTGGTATCGGTAAGTTCAACATCAGAACTACCATATCCAGCACGAGTTGTTTGTGTAGCAGAAACAATTGGTACGTTGTACTCTACAGCGAGACCACGAATTTCTTCTGCGATTGCTTTAATAAAGGTATATGAGTTGACAATACCACCTTTAAATCTACTAGAGGAACAGATATTGAGATAATCAATAAAGATAATATCTGGAGCAAATCCCTTCTTCAATCCAAGTTCATTCAACAAACTCTTGAAATGACCTGAATGTGCAGACGCCGTAGGATACTCTTTGATAATAAGTGTACCTTGCGTCTTCTTCAATACCTTCTGAACTTTTGTGTCATACATTGGTTTGGGTAGATCAACCAAACTTCTAATATCTATATTGAAAAGATTTGCATCAATACGTTCTGCAATTCTTTCCTCCGCCATCTCTAGAGTAATGTACAGTACATTTTTACCATCCAACAAACAACTAGCAGCTTGGTGACACATAAACAGTGACTTACCAACACCAGTTCCTGCAAGTGCAATGTTCAATGTTTTACGAGGAAGTCCACCCTTTGTAATTTTATTGAACATCTGTAGATCGAATTCGATCTTATCTTCTTTATGATGATAGAATTCATATCGAGCATCTGCATCACCAAAGTAATCGTGACCGACATGATCATCGAACGATATACTTAGAGCTTCAGAAAGAATAGATGGAATTGCATCACGACTCTTTGTCTTATCATTACCATCAGCAATCTTCACAGATTCCATCAAGGCAAGATAGATTGCACGTTCTTTACACCACTTCTCAGTGGTATCAATTAACCATTCTTGTTCTAGTTTTTCTTCGCGAAAAATATTCAGAACTTCAATACATTCTTTAAAGATATCTTCCGAGATATCTTTTTTGTTCTCAATCTCAATGGAGAGAACAGATTTAGTCGGAAGAGTTCCATACATTGTGATGTAAGAATTAATCTCATGGAATATAATCTTCTCTGAGAATACATCGAAGTATGTATCTTGAATGAAAGGAATAACCTTTCTCATATAGTCTTCATTGTAAATCAGATTAGAAAGAATCTTATGTTCAATCCGGTCGATCATTCACCATCACCTTCAAACGAACCATAACTATACTCCTTAGAAGCGCATTCGTCAAGTGCCTGCATTATCTCTGGCGTGAAATATTTTTCTGGATCTGCTAAAACAGTCTTTGCATATGTTTTAATACCATTGATTTCATAGCGTCCACCAGATTTAGTGAATACACCATACTTCTCACCCAGTTCTAGAAGTCCATAATATTTGTCAAGACCACGATGATCATAGAACAAACGAGTTTGAACAATAGAATTCTCTTTTGTGAAACGAGACTTGAATGACTTACACTTCACAATATTACCCACAACATCCGTACCATCCTTCTCCTTGGACTTAGACAAATAGATGATGGTAGAGGCAGCATATTTGAGTCCAGAACCCCCTCCCATCTCCTTCATAGGGACGTAGGCGCCCACCACGTCATAGGTGTGGTTAGTGACGATCAGAGGGATACCAGCGGTCCCTAGCTTAAGTGTGAGAAGACGGAAGATGGACTTAGTGATCTGTGCCCTAGTCATATCCCTGGTCTCTTTACCAGCGGCCGCATCCTCCAGTTCTTTGGTAGTAGAAAGCATACCGAGACTGTCCAAAACAAACATCAATGGTGGACGATCTTCTTTTTTAGTTTTCATGTACTCATCAACAACCTTAATCGATTGAGTACGAAACTCCTGAACAGTAGTGACAGGAACCAAACCAATGCGAGAGGTATCAATATCCCTCTCTTTCATCATAGATCTAGTTACAGCAGATTCAGACTCAAAGTAAATTACTTCGCCAGTCGGATTCTGTTCCAGAAAATATCGCACCATTGATAGTGCAAAGAATGTTTTACCCGTGCTTGATTCTCCAGCAAGAGCAGTGATTTTATTTCCTGGAAGTCCACCATAGATACTACCACTCAATAGGGCGTTGAATATGTAAGAACCAGTGTCAATAAACTGGTCGCAGTCAGCACCAACAACACCGTCCTCAACAACTCCAGCATACTCATTATCCAACTCTTTAATTACAGATTTAAGAAAACTCATAAAATACTCCTTGTTAAAATTATTCTACCATCAAACGAAGAAAGATTCAAGACTTCCACGTCTCTCAACTTGCCATCCGATGGTTTCTACTACGTTCTTCAATGGTTCGACAAAACTTTTTTCAAATTGTCTGTCATAATCAATATACTTATCTAGGTTCAACTCTTTAGGTAGAGTTTGTAAATAAGCAATGATATTCTCACCAATTGGATTTGGAGTCTTCAAGTATACAAACTTGATTTTCTCTCCCTCCTGAATCAGTGGATATTTATTCTGCAATTTCTTCTTAGAAATAAAGTGATTATACAGAATAGCACCACGCACTTGAATGGGTGTACCTTTCTTGTACAAATCAGCAGAACTCCGGTATTTGTCTAGACCATTACATCCTCTGGGAAATGAAATGTTTTCAACACCTTGTTCTCTAGATTCTTTACGAACATCATCAATGAATGAAATTAGATCATCATTAGTATTGTTAATGATGATAGTAAATGCTTTCTTCAATTTATCTCTGAAGAATGCAGGAGTTGAAGATCTTGCAGTCTCCAATCCCATGATCTTCAGTTTAGGTTTCTCATAACGAACACCCTCACTGTCCCACACATTCAAAATGTATCTCTTCTTAGCAGTCCAGATTCCACGGTCAGCAATGTTCTCCCGTTTCATCTGCATCTTTTGATCGTATGCGTTTACTTTCTCGGCCAGCGTTTGGTAAGAACTTTCAATATACTTTTCAAGTTCCAACTGACAGATCTTGTCAAGGAACGTAACAATCTTATCATTAGAAGCCTTTCTCCCACCGTATATAGTTTCGACCACAGGACCCATATTAAGATAGATACTATCAGTATCAGAAGCAATAACATAATCTTCCCCATCCGTTTTTAACAGTTTATTTAAATAACTATTCATCTTAGTTTCAATCCATCGGATAGAAACCTGACCAGACAAAGTGATCGCTTCTGCATTTGCAATTCGGAAATACCTGAAGTATTCATTACCAATAGCACCATAAGCAGAGTTCAAAGAAATCTTCTTTGCCATCTGGATATTGTTACACCGTGAAATCTCTTTAGAGAGATCTGTTGATGGTGTATTTTCATATGCTTGTTTTGCAATAAGCATTTTCTTTTTAAAGATGACACGATCATCATACATCTTCTGCATCAGTTTAGGAAGAAATCCCTGAAAGTCTTTCCTGTACTGAGCACCATTTGCACATAAAGAATACTTCTCATTACATACAACTGGTTCACTCAAGATTTTATCCACAGTAACTGTAGGATGTTTTTCATCTACCAAAGTTTCTGGTGAGATGTTGTATTGCATAATAAGGTGAGGATAGAGAGAGTTAAGGTCAAAACTTACAACCCAGTCATACATACCGGGAATAGGTTCTTTGACATATGCACCAGCGTATGCAGAATCTTTCTTATGTATAATCTTTGGCGGGACAACAATATTGTCTTTCTTTAGATAATTAAAGATAATATTGTCCCAAGTTTTGACCTGTGAATATACGTCTTCATAGTTTTCCTTTGCGTCATATGCCATCGTCAGACACAACTCAATCAGTTTCATCTTGTCTTCCATACGGTCAACAAGTTCTACGTCAAGAATGTTGTAATCAATAAACTTTTGCCAGTTGTTTGTGTAAAATGCTTTGAAGTTCTCAAACTCACTGTGATCTAGTTTTTGTTGACCCAGTTCAATAAACGCGATATGATCAAGTCTATAGGATTCTTGGTTTGTATAAGTGAACTTCTTATATAGATCAAGATAATCAAGACAAGAAACTCCACCAAGATCGTAAGCAATATTTTTTCTTCCGTGGATGAAAAACTCTCTATAATTAATAAGATTCCATGGGGAAAGAGAACGCATATGTTTCTCGGAGAAAACACGTTCTAACCGCCGACAAATGTATGGGATGTCATATAGATAGACATTCCAACCAGTAACAACATCAGGAGTATTTTGAACCCAGTGATTGAGAAATTTGTCTAGAAGATCTTTCTCATCATAACAATATATAAATTCAACATCGTCACGATTATTATCGTACTCTCTCGTACCCCAAACAATAAGCTTTTTACTATTTAAATCCTTGATGGTTATACAAAGAATAGATTCTGAAGCACTTTCTACATCTGGGAATCCATTCTCACACTCAACCTCAATGTCAAGTGTGATGATGTTCATCACCGACATATCAAATTTGATTTCTTCCTGTGGAAATTTATCAGCAATATACTGATAGAGAAATCTTTCATAACCACAGATCTCAAAATTATCAACTTCAGAATACTTCTTAATAAAATCTCTGGCCTCCCTCGGGTTCGAGAAAGTGATAGGTTTAACAAATTTATCATCCAGCGTTTTAAACTTGCTTTCCTTTGGGGATGGTACAAAAAGGACAGGGTTAATCTTGTCCCTAAACATCATACGGGCCCCATGTTGATAACCACGATAGAGAATTTGATCTCCTACAAGTTGAACGTTGGTGTAAAAATTCATGAATTAATAGACTTCTTATAAAGAGTTTCTACTTCGTCAGATGGAGTGGATATTGTTATGATACGATTTGAAAAGATCAAAGTATCAGTTTCATCAGTATACAAAGGCCACTTCCTGAATGTTATTGTACCATCAATGTCAATAATCTCCCTACAGTTCTTTAAAAAACATGAAGGTTCTTCATCCAATTCTTCCACGTCAGCTACAACAATTGTATCATTAATCAGTTCAATTACATGTAGGTTCATAAGGGCTCCTAGTTTCAGCTATTCTACCACAAAAAAAGAGGGGCGTCAACTGGATTTTGCCAGTTGTACCCCTACGGCGACGATATTCAATTCTGTTTATTCAATATCATACATTTTCAACTTTTGATGATCGGGAATAATTCTTTTCAGATCAACAATCAACATACCATTCTCAAATCTAACTTCTCCAACTTCAACATCATCGGATAAGTTAAAACCTCTAGCGAAGGTGCGAGTTGCAACGCCACGGTGCATGTACTCCACGTCATCAGATTCCTTCGCAGACTTGGACTTGATGATCAACACATTGGATTCTGTAGTGACTTCAATGTCATCCCGTGACCACCCAGCCAGTGCTAATTCGATACGCCATTTGACGTTCGATTCTTT